GGTGCAATCTACATGAACGAACTACTATACGAGAAGGGGTTAACTAACCCACAACTAGCGGAGCGTTTACAGGGCTTTAAATCGGGTGAGTGGATAGCTGACTCATCAGAACCTAAATCAATCGCAGAGGTAAGAGGTCACGGCTTCAGGATAAGAGGATGCCCGAAAGGTGCTGATTCAATTCGGTCAGGTATTGACAAGCTCAGGAGTATTCCTATCTTTGTTACATCTTCAAGCGTGAACCTTATTAAAGAACTGAGGGGCTATGTATGGAAAACAGACAAGACGGGAGAACAGATGGGAGTTCCTGTGGATAACCTGAACCACCTGCTAGATGCTGCACGTTATGTCTGCATGGAAAAGCTAAAGAGTTCAAGTGGTAAATACGCGATACGGTGAAGCTAACCAAAGCCCAACTAATAGACCGCAAAAAGAAAGCTGAGAAGCGCGTTAAATATTATCAGAAGAAGATAGATGCTATTGAACAGGAAGAAAAACGAGTAGGCTTCAAGTGGTTAAAATAGGCTTTATAACAACCGACTCTCAGGGGGTGGAGTACCACCGACTGATAAAGCCTTTCAGCTTATTGGAAGGATTCGATATAACCATGTGTGAGGGGGTTACAAATGAACTGCTAGATATGGGGTTCGATGTGGTGGTGTTCTCCAGGACGTTACCGCTATTCGGTAAGCAGAACCAAAAAGAAGGGAACTACTTTAAACAGAAGGACTTTATCAAGGCTTTGAAGAATCGAGGCGTTTACGTGATATGCGACATTGACGATTATTGGATATTCGACACAAACCACATAGCAACCCACATTCAAAAGAGGGTATTCAAAGGTCAATGGATAGACGCTATTATTAACGCTGATGAAGTATGGACAACGCACGAACATCTAGGCAACTACATCGACAAGCTGAATAAGAACTGGCACGTAATACCCAATGCAATAGACCCGAATGAAGCGCAATGGAAATCAAGAGAAGACAAGCCACGCGGTAACCGTATAGGATGGGCGGGGGGTGTTACCCACTTCCATGACCTGATGCTAACTGATGGGTGTTGGGGTGATGACTATCCTGTTATTTGTGGGTTTAAGGATGACCCGCAATGGATAAAACTAGCTGATAGATTCAGGGCTGATTATGTGGACGGGATGGACGTTTGGAACTATGGTCAACTATACGACTACTTTGATATAGCTATTGCTCCTTTAGTGGATAATCGGTTCAATAGATGCAAGTCGAACCTGAAGATAATAGAGGCGGGAATGAAAGGATTACCTATATTTGCCCAGAACATACATCCTTACATAGATGACGCACGAGGAATTTATAAGGTGGATGATTGGAAAGCCGCTATCCGAGAGGCTGGAAATATGGAACATGAAAGAATCTACGAAGATGGACAAGCCCTCAGAGCGTACTGCCTTGAGAACTACGACCTCAACAAAGTCAACGAGAAACGAAAAGAACGGCTGTGGTACTGACGTAGGAATGGCAACNGTTGCAAAAAATGCAATAGTTAATTAGGCAATAAAAAAATAGAGCAAATAAAGAATGAAGATAACACTACCTACATCTTGGGGTGGGGTGACCCTTAGAGAATATCAATCCTATATCGAACTGATTGAGGAATCAAAGAAGAAACTCGAAATATCCACTAACCCAAAGGTGACGGAGTTTGAGGTAGAGTGTGCTATCATATCTTTGTTCTCAGGTCACGACATGGACGACCTTCTATTATTGAATCAAAGCAGCCATAACAACCTATGGAATAAACTAGGCTTTCTATCAGACCCGATTGAGGGTAAGATAAACACCCGAACCAAGCTGAACGGACGTAAGTACTACTTTGAGAAGAACGCCAACAAGATAAACGGGGGTCAATGGATAACCTTACAGCACTTCCTGACAGACCAGGATAAGATAGATTCTAATCTTCATAACCTTCTAGCGTGTTTTGCGTATCGGGTCGATTGGTTCAAAAAGACCTACAATGCAAAGGAACATAACCAAGTCGCTGAAGATATGCGAGGCTTACCGATGACATTTGTAAAACCTTTAACTGATTTTTTTTTGAAGGATTGGGAGCAATCCGTAAAGAGTTCCCTACGTTATTTAGAGATGACAGCGAAGCATCTACAACGGAAGGCGAAAAAGTTGCAACGTTCCTATCAGTCTACGGATGGCTCAACACCGTTGACAACCTCACAAACGGACGTCCCGAACTTTGGGACTTTTACCACGACATGAATATTATAGAGTTCTTAAATAGGCTATCGTTCCACAAAGCAAAGGGAATCTATGAACGTCAACAGATGAAAAGAAAATGATTGCTAAACTGACCACTAATAACTTTACGGTATGGGTTGAACCTATGGACGGTCAGGACATGGTTGCGTTGATTAACAAGACAACCCAGATATATGAGAAGCGTAATTTAGAGAACGGAATAATACGTATCTTTGACAATGATAGGAAGGAAGAATATTACAAGGAAGCGTTATGAATTTTAAGAAGGTCACAGAAGCACTAAACGAATCGGCTACTTTGGTAGTATCGGAACTAGGTAAGAACCTAGATGAAAGCAACACCCACGCATCAGGGTCGCTTAGTAAGTCTATCAAATATAAAATGTTCACTCGTGGCAATAAGATAGGCTACGATATAACCATGAACGACTATTATGAGTATGTGGATGAAGGACGCAAACCAGGAAAGCGACCACCAATAGAACCGATAGTAAAATGGCTTACCTATCCTAACGTGAAAGCCAAACTGAAAGGCGGCAACGATTCAGACTTTAAAGACCCTAAAGGATTAGCGTATGTCATAGCTCGCAAGATTCACGAAAAGGGAACAGAAGGAAACGACTTCTTCACCGATGTTGTTGATGATAGCCAATTCATCAGACGGTTGAATAACGACATCCTAGACGCTGCTATGCTAGATGCTGAAGCGGTACTAGAAGAAGCGTTCTCAACTATTCAGACGGGCTAAAAACAAAAACCTTTGCTTTATATTTTAAAGCATGGGAATACTAGTACACTCGCAGCCCTCCGCTTATGGGTTGGCACATAACGACAACCCTTATGTGTTCAGGTCAACCAACTACACAACCACTCAACGCTTCAAGGTCATGGTCTTACCATCGACCTATCCGACCGACCCCGCTATTTCTACGGCAAGGGTTTACCCACGGCAAGGAATAGACGTAAATGGAGTAGTAACATCAGACCGCGCTTACTACGACCCTTCGAGAATCTTACAAACTCAGGTAGGTTCGGACATTGCTATCCCTGCTGCGAATCATGCAGGTATCTTTAACGCGCCTAATATGCATACGGAGTATGGTCTATTTTTGCAGGAAGAGGATTTAGTTGGGGGCGTGTATGTCGGTGGTGCTTCATTTTCTGTGAACGTGAAAAGCGTGTGGAACGGGGTTAGAAATGAAATAGATTGGCTAGACTTTGATTATACGGATTACAATACTTCGGTGGTTGGTAAGAAGTTCCTAAGTGATGCACCTGCTACGAGATACATCGATAGCGATCAATCAGCTTTCTTACATTTCTTATCCGTTGGTGCTGCTTCGGGTAAAGGTGTAGCAATAGCCAGTTATGATTCGGACGGTGTACAGGTTTCCACGGGTGTTATAGACGGTGCTTCAATGATAAATAACGAATACTGTTATGTTGCTTGTGGAACATACGACATAGAAAACTCTGACCCATCAGCGTGGACTTCAGGCAACCCTGCTACAATATTAGTGGGTGCTGCGAGCTACACGGTACAACTAAGGGTATCAAGTATTCTGTCTGAAATTATCACCTTTAACATTGACCAAAAGTGTAGTAAATACACTCCTGTTCGTTTACATTGGCTTAACCGCTTGGGAGGGTATGATGCTTTTAATTTCAATCTAAAGAGCGAAGAAGAAAGTAAGGTAACAAGGAATAGTTATGTAAGTCAACCCCACACCTTCAGCGGTACTTCGTGGGACTACACCAAAGCAAGCCGAGGGCGTACTGAGTACAACGTAGAGACTCAGGAAATGCTAACGATTAACACCGACTTCTTAACCGAGTCAGAAAGTACATGGATGAACGACCTATTTACTTCACCTATAATCTACCAGGAACTTAACAACGAACTGATAGCTGTCAATATAGACGGGCGGGGTATCAAGAAGCAAACATCTTTGAATGACAAGTTAATGCAATACACTTTCGATTTAGAATACTCACTAAGGAATAAGAGACAACGTGGCTGAAGTTCTGATTGAGGGTCGTAGGTTGGATGTTAAGGAAGAGTTAGACTTTTCCTTCAATTACTCTATTGCTGACGTTAGACACCCTGAACGTAGAAGCACCGAGTACAGCAAGACGATTCAATGTCCTAGCAACACCAATAACGATAAGTTATTCGGTCAGATATTCGATGTCAACATATCGAACCCCTACGACTCCACCGAGTTAAACGTAGAAACCAACTTCAACCCCAATAAGAAAGCAGAAGCTAGAGTTATTTCGGACGGTGTGGAGGTTATGGCGGGGGTGATTCAGTTGCGTAAAGTAAAGATAAAGAGCAACAACTATATCTATGAAGTGGTGTTTATTGGTCGGCTGATTAACATCTTTTCAACCTTAGCAGATAAACAACTCAACGGAGTTGACGGTACAGGAACGAGATACATAGATTTCTCAGACCTAGACCACAACTACACAAGAGCAAACGTTGTGTCATCATGGACGGGTTCGGATTACGTTTACCCGATGGTTGATTATGGCAACAATCTATTTTGGGTATTAGGTCAAAGGCAATACGCGGTAGGAGACTTCAGACCCGCGATATATTTAAAGACGATAATAGATAGAATCTTCAGTTTTGCGGGGTTTACTTATACAAGTACCTTCTTTGATTCATCGTTCTTTGCTAAACTGATAATTCCATTCAGTAAAGAACAGCTATGGGCAGACCAAACGACTACCAACACCCGAAAGTTCCAAGCGTCACAAAGCGCGGCAGATGGAGCACTCACAGAGGTGGACTTTCAGGCTATCACCTCAGAGGTAGGTTATAGAACCCTTCGACTAGACGATGATTCCACGGGCGAGAACTTCGACACGGGCGGTAATTGGAACACCTCCACATGGCTTTATCTTGTTCCAGACCCAGGAATCTACACATTCACGGGCGTTCAATCCATAAGCCTAGAAAGGACACAAGTAAACGCTAACCGTATTTTCAGCGGTAGCGTTAAGATACACTTAAGGATAGTTAAGGTTGATCTATCTTTGGTTGAAACGGTCATAGCTGAAACGTCAGGCACTTACGACCTGACAGGTAACCCCGCATCTTACGACCAAACGCTAGATTTATCAGTAACCTCAAACGATGAGATACTGTTAGCGGGTGAAAAGATATTATACCGTTTCCTTCTGAACAATAACGACTTGTCAATAGTAAATTTATCAGGACAAATTCTCGCAAATTCTAACCTATTCACAGACTTCGACCTAATAAGCCTAACGGCAACAGGTAAGAATGAACCAAGCAACGTAATATTTGAAGGTGATAACATCTTTATGAATCAGGTCACGCCAGAGGTAGGTATGACCGACCTATTGCTTTCTGTTGCTAGGATGTTCAATCTATATCTATTACCGAACCCTGACGATGAAAAGGATATTATCATCGAAACACGGGACGACTTTCATAGTAGTGGCGTGACGAGGGATTGGACTAAAAAAATGGATAGAAGCAGTAGTATAGATATTGAACCTATGGGACTACTTGCTGCTAGGGAGTACATTTACACCTATTCAGAAGATGGCGACTACTATAATGAGCGTTATCAGAACAGACATGGACACACATACGGACGTAGACGAATAGAAGTAGATAACGACTTTGTAACCAACACCAAAGAAGTAGATGTTATCTTTTCAGCTTCGCCTTTAGTTAATGATGGCAACAGCAACAGGATAATAACAAAGATATACGATTCAGACATCAGCGAGGGATCGGTACCAACGGAATCAAATACGCGGATTCTGTATTATTCACTTTTATCTTCTGACCCCGATTGGCAGTTTAGTTCTTACTTTACAACTAATAGCGCGCAATCGTCCTATCCTTACGCAGGACACTTAACACACCCTTTAGCACCGAGTCAGGATATAAACTTCGGAATACCGCAAGAACTATACTATACGGCAAACGCCTACACAGGAACGCTACTCTATACGAATAACAATCTTTACAACCAATTCCACAAACGCCACATAGAAGAAATAACCAACAAAGATGCAAAGGTACTGACAGCGTTCTTTGACCTTACAGCGTGGGATATTGAAAAGCTAGATTTCCGCGACCAGATTCTAATAGACAACTCTTACTGGAGAATGAACAGGGTGATGGATTACAACCCATTCAAAAGCGGGTTAACAAAAGTAGAACTGATAAAGGTGTTTGAAGTTGAAGCGTTAACCACCGAAACCTTTACAGTCGGAACATCAGGAACGGTAGGAAGTGGAACGACCACAATAGAGAAGAAGCCTGTACGGTTCAAGAAACTATTAAGCAATCTTAACGACTATCCTGAAATACAAGGAACGGTAAAGGGTGAAAGGAACATTATCCAGGATTCAGCTTCTAGTTTTAAAGTGTTGGGTGATGATAACTTCATAGGTCAAGGCTCGAAAAGAATAACCATCATAGGAAGTGACAACTATGTTTCAGCGGGAATTTCAGACGTTACCATAATCAACTCAGACGGCTTTGAAGTATACGAAAGCAACACCACAATAATAGACGGGAAACGGCAATGGATACACGTAGATAAAGACGATGACTACACCGCTAGGGATAGAGAGTTTATTCTTTGCGATTGCACTAGCAAAGTGGTAACTATAACGCTACCTCCTGTTGCTGATAGTACAGATGCAAGGATACAAGTATTAAAGACAGATGTAAGCGCATCGGGCGTAGTAGTAGATGGGGATGGTAGCGAAACAATCAACGGATCAACTACCTATAATTTAGGTTCTCAATATGATTTTGTAAGCATATGGTGTGACGGTGTAGAATGGTTTATAACTGAATAATGGCAAATAAAAAAGTAGCATTTAAGCTAGAGGTCGATACTTCCGAAGCAATGGAGGGAGTCGAAAAGACAACCGAATCGGTAGAGGACTTAGGAAAAGCCACGAAGAAAACATCCACCGAAATGAAAGGCGGTTTTAAAGGTGCGGCTGAAAACGCTAAACAGTTAGGCGGTTCTTTAGGTAACGCAGCATCAGGCGCGATAACGTTTGTAAGGGGTCTTAAAGCTATGACTAAAGCAGCATGGGCTTTCGTAGCCACACCTATTGGCGCAGTTGTGACCGCGCTTGTGGTTGCGTTAGGTGTTCTCAAGTCGTTCTTTACAAGTACAGAGAGAGGCGCACAGGGGTTACGGGTAGGTATGGCTGCATTTGGCGCGGTAGTTAGCGAGGTCAGGGACTTTGTGTTCGGGTTAGGTGAAAGCTTGGTAAAACTATTTACGCTTGATTTTAGCGGTGCGTTGGATGCTTTGACGGATGCGTTTGTAGGTCTTGGTGAAGGTATCACACATGATATAGCTGCGGTTGTGAATCTTGAGATAGCACTCAATAACTTAAAGGTAGCTACCAGAGAACTATCAGTTGAAACCGCAGAAGCAAGAGCAGAGATAAAGTCACTCAACAAAGACGCTGAGGATGTAACGTTGTCATTTGAAAAGAGAGCAGCAGCAGCACAGAAAGCCGCAGATATGGAAGCCGATTTACTATCTAAGAGGTTGGCTTTAGCAGAAGAAAATGTAAGGATAATAAAAGAACAGAACAAAGCGAGTGAATCATCAGAGGAAGAATTACAGAAGTTAGCAGACGCTGAGATCAACTTAGCTAATACACGAATGGAATCTTTGGAATTACAGACGACCATTCAAAATAAGTTGAATGCTATACGTCAAGCTGCTGAAGCCCAAGCGAAAGCAATAGAAGCAGCTAGACAGAAACGACATGATGACGAAGTAAAGAGATTACAAGAAGAGTCGGATTTAAAGTTTAGCCTTGCCGACAAGACAGCTAAGAGGGAGGTTGAGATTCACAAAGCTCTACAAGATGCTAAAATAGCATTAATGGAGGAAGGTGAAGAAAAAGAAAAGGCTGCTGCTCAACTTGCACTCGAAAGAAGGTTGGAGGGAATAATGGGCGCGAATGAAATAGAAAGGGAATTGCGAACAGCTTTAGAGGATGCTACCGAAGTAGAGATTCAAGCTATCAAAGATAAATACGCAGCCGAAGAACTGGCAAAGAAAAAGACATCAGATGATAAACTATTAAAACAAGAACAAGCAACAGCACAAGCGCGACAAGATGTAGCCACATCGTTAGGTAATGTATTGGGGTCAATCGCTTTATTAATAGGAAACCAAAGCCGCGAGGCGGTAATTGCAGGTAAAGTATTGGCTATTGCTCAAATTGCAATAGACACAGCCAAAGCTGTATCGGGCGCGATAGCAGCAGCCCAAGCGGCAGGACCGTTTCCTGCTAACTTAGCCGCAATAGCTACGGGCGTGGCTGCGGTTATCTCAGGAATTGCAAGCGCAACATCAACTCTTAATTCAACTAATATACCTGGACCGTCAGCAACAGCACCAACAGCACCTAATATATCAGCATCTTCCCCAAGTATAAACTCAGTCACTACCAACACCACCGAACTGGGCAACACAGAACAAGCTGAACTAGCACCTATTCAGGCGTTTGTCGTAGAGACTGGAATCACAGGAAGCCAAGAAAACGTCAACCAGATAGCAGGGCAAGCCACATTTGGAGGCGGTTAAAACAAAACTGAATACTTTATATTTTAACACATG